GTTGGATTAGTTGGGTCGCTATAATCAAAAGAAGATAAATAAGGATTTGTGTAACTTGAAATATAACCAACTTTATTATAAGGGTCTACATCTACTTTTAAAGGTAAACTTTGAGGTTTAAAATTTGTTGGATTAATTTTATCGCCCATACTTGTTTGAGCGTTTGCAGTAGAAAATATAGACAAAGGGTCGTTATAGTCTTGAACAAAATAAAGACCATTAATTTCATCTATTACACCATTACCTGCGCTTATATCGCTTCCTGTTATTGTAAAATCACCGTGAAGATTACTGTAAAGTTCAACAACTCCTACATTTCCATTAGCAAATCCTTGAATTTTACCACTTCCGTTGATTAAAATTTGATTAGTATTATCAAACTTTAATGAGCGTGGTGTACCTGTTTGTGTTCTACTTGCTATCAAAACAATTATACCTGTATTTGGGTCTACTCTGTATATTGAATATGTATTAAGAGAATTATAAATAACTCTATTTGGGTAAGTCCAATCACTTGGTAATGTAATGTAAGCAGGAGCCATTCCATTGGTATAAGTATTTTGGCCTGTGTATATACTTGAAACGGCACTTATACTATTAACATTAGATACATTAATAGTTCTTGTGTAATTATCAGACGATGCGAAAATAAAATCAAATGTAGTAGGCTCAGCAGCACCTCCTCCTCCTCCTGTATTTATTAATCTTTTACTTAAAGACATAACTTAATTTTAAAGGTTAATGTCAAACAATACTACTGATTTTTTAGTAGTTAAAGCGTTTATTTCTGCTTCTATTGAATCACTTTGTGTTCTTAATCCTGCTCTTTCATCTTTTATAGATTGTGGTGTAGCCTCTCCACTATCCGCTTCTCTAATAATATACCAATCTGTTGCAGATAATTTACCGCTTATAATAGATTTTACTTCTGAAATCTTTTGCTCTTTTAATTCAGCAAGAGTTTCTTTAATAGGTTTATCAATTACATCATAAGTATATACATCTCCTTCTAAATGTAAGTTAGTAAGTTCTTGAATTCTACTATCGTGTGTTGGTGTAATTAAATCAAACATACCTAAAGATTTTAATTCTTCTTCAGATAAATTTTTACCACCACCTACTATATATTTTCCTTCTGCTCTAAAACTATTAGGTACTGAACCAAATGTTTTAATTTCACCATTAATTTCTATTGCTTTCATTATTATATACTTTGTGAGATTGATAAAAAGAATTTGTTAGGAGCAGTACATACAATTTGTATAAAGTTTACTGCGCCTGCGGTAGAATCGTATTCTCCTGATATTGTTGTGATTGTGTTTGTGGTAGTGTCAAACGTTAAAGAAGAAGTACCACCTGCATCCGTTATAATTAAATCTTTTACCATACCAATAGAGGCGTTAGTAAAATTAATATCAGTTGGCACACTTGTAGTCATAGTAAACACTTGTGCGGTTGTGAAATTCATATCCACATCTGTCGCACCTATAAGAAGAAAATCCTCTGTAAACTCTGTTCCTAATTTAGCATAGGTTACTGCATTATCATTTAATTTAGCAGTTGTTACTGAACCATCAGCAATGACCGTTCCTGCTCCACTATACAGTTCTGTAAAGTTTTCGTTTGATTTGTTAAATGCAGTTCTTAATGGGTCTCCTGTACCATCGTTGGCGGTTGTCCCAATATTAATTACTTGTTTTGCCATTTTTTTATTTTTTAATATTTAGTTTGGTCTCCTGTGTATTGATTTGTATCTGATTTTATTAAAGTTGTGTCTGTTCTAAAAAAACTTCCATCAGCATCAAAAGGATAATCAGCACCCCATCCATTAGAAGCATTGGCATCTCCAAACCAACTAATCTCGTTTATTTTTCCCCAACCTATGTTGTTTGCCATTTTCTATTTTCTTTAAAAACACTTTTAATTTGTTGATGTTTTCTTTTTTAACTCTATACCTTTTTTTTAAATCACCCACCCTGTAAAGTTTGAATCTGTATCTGGATACATATCGTCATTTATATTTGTGTAGTATTCTGGATACGTTGCTTGGTTAAAACTCATAAAATCAATAAAACGTCTTGTGTAGTGTTGTGCTACATTACGTTCTTGCTCAACTAAATAATCTACTTCGTCTTTATCTACGCTTTGTGCAGTTTCTGAAGTATGTTTATATACACCTCCATTACTTATTGTATAAGCTGCATAAGGCAAGAACTCAACTTGCGCCCAATGTATTGTCATTGGTTTTACATAAGTTTCTAAAAGTGTCTTATAATCGCTATTAGCGGGTTCGTTTATTTCGTTTGCTATAATTAAGTCTTCTAACTTTTCGTAAAGTTTAGTACCTAAGTAATTTTGTATGTGTATTTCTTGCGCTATTTCTATGTACTGTATAAACTTGTCGTTGTCTACATTACCATTCATAATAGAATAGCGTTTTATATCTTTGGTGCTTATAAAAAGTGCTTTAGCCATTATTGAAATCTTTTATTAGTTGGTAAAAACCCTTGATTTGGCATATCTTTTGGCTTCATAGAAACCTCTTTTTCATTAACAGGATTAAACCCGTCTTTACGTGCCTTGTTAGTTGAAATGTTAGGGTCTTGGTTTGCTAAATTACCTTCTGTTTTACCTTTAAACGTTTGTCTTAACCATTTATGATGACAACCTCCCCCGCCTTTGTATTTCCAGATAGAATAAGTTTCAGCACCTTCAGGTCCCCAGCCAGCATTTACCTTTCGTTTTTCCATTGCGATAATATCTTCTTTACGGTAAAGCTTGTCAAAATTCACCATTTGTTTACAAAATTCACGGCTGTTTTCACCAGCTTGTAAAGGGTTATAGCGGTAACGTACTTTATAAGGTACACCGTCAATGGTTTTATCTTGCTTTGATTTGGCGTTTGGTCTTGCAGAACCTACACTAATAAAGTTCCAAATTTTACTTAATAAACTTGGGTCTTGGTCTTCTAATTCTTCAGCTTCGTAGTCTACTTCTTCACTTGAAATTAATTCCCAATTTTCAAGGTCTTCGTCTTCACCTAAATCAATTAAAGCCTGTGCAATTTCATTGTCGCTTTCTTTACTTTCAGCAGAACATTGAATAGACATTTTAATTCCTGTTTCTTCTTCTTTAGTTTCTGAATCCATCCCAGTAGTATCTGTAAATTCTAAAGGCTGAATAGTTTTAAAATAAAGTTTTAAAGAAATATCGTTTATAGCTAATATATTATCAATTGCATCTAAAAATTCTTCTTGGTATGATTTTATTGTTAAGTTGTCAAAAAGTAACGTAGCTGTTTTTATTTCGTCTGCATTATTACCTAAACCACTATTACCGTCACGCACACCTAATAACATTGGCGAAGTTACCCTATGGCCTACAATTAGCTTTCTAAATGCTTCATCACTTAAATATTGATAATGTGCAGGGGCATCGTTTAAAGGAATATCGTCTACCGTTGTTTTACTTTCAGCATTATTATTAAATGCTACAATAACTTTTTCACCTCTTGAGCCTGTAAGTTTGTTTAAAACATCAGACTTAACTTCTAGTTGCTTTTCTTTATCTGGAATACCATTATTAAAGTTAACTACTTTTGTACCACTAAAACCATTTATAGTATCATTTATTAGGTAGTCAGCAATCTCTTCTTCTAAAACAGCATAAGGTAAAGCACCTTGGTAATCTACTGGTGGGTAATAATAAGAACCGGTTACATAAGAACTTACAATAAATAACTCATTACCTTTTTGGTTACCAAAACCAAAAGCTGGTATACGTTTAGGTTGTTCATTTGGCTTTATTTTAGACCAATTAGGGTGATAATACCACGCTTCTACTTCGCCTTCTTCATTGCATTTTTCAGCCCTAAGTGTTTGCATTGGAAAGTGAGTTACTTTTTTAACAAGTCCTTTATCGTAAGTAACTTGTAAAGCTGCCATTCCAAGCATTTTCCTGTCCATTACGGCAGATTTCAAACAATCTTTATTAATCAAAGAACGCATTTGTGCGTATTGGTCTGGCTTACGGTTAGAATCAGTAGCATCTAACCCTTTACCGTATATCATTTTTGACATACCGTTTATAATAGCGTTGTTTGTTGTACTACCTTTATACCTTTCAATTAAATACTGAAAGTAATTGTTGTCTTCACCGTACTGAACCCAATCCTTATTCTTTACTTCTACAATTTCAGGTGTAGTGTATTTACTTAAATTTATTATGTGTATGTTATCCATTATAAAATAATGTATTCGTTATCTGTAACATTGCTTGTATAAACGTCTTTGTTTATTGAGTAATCTAACACGTTTTGACTTGTGCAAAATATTTTGTCTTTGTAAACAATATCGTTTATATTATAAACCGTTAAATTGTAAAACCTACCTTCAATCAAACTAAAAGTAATATCAGTAGTTAAATAGTATTTATCTTGTGTAAAAGTAGCATCTATTTCTACTTGTGTATTTGTGCTTTCATCTACCAAAACTATCTTAGTCGCATTATATTCACGTGGTATGAATTTAAGCGTTTGGGGAGTATTTATTGGTCTTAAAACAATCATTTTGTCCGTTTAATATAAAAACAAAAAAAAGGGCAAGTTGTTAAAACTTACCCCTATTTAAATTAAAACCTAATATTATTAAGTACCAGGAACAACAGTTGAGTTTGTGCCGTCACCAATAATTGTTGGGTCAATAAAATGTGCAGGCTCTCTTTCTGTTCCAACAAAAGTAATGTTGTAACCGTTTAAGTCTCCCATTGCAGCACCAGAAGCGGTGTTTACAGATACCTCACATCCGTTTTCAAAACCTGCCATTCTGAAAATGTTTTTATCATTAGCATCTTTAGCATAATACTCAACAACCACTAAAGGTCTTCCGTATGCTAATAATTTTAATTCAGATTGTGTTGCAAGGTCTTGTTTTTTAAGGACCAAAGTTCCTGTTTGTGTCCAAAAAGAAGTACCATTGTCTCTTGAGTTTTCGTTAGTTTCATCAAAAGAATTGTTAGCACCTTTAAGATCAAATTTATAAAGAGAAAGTTCCGTATTAAACGCAGTAATTTCCCCAGTAGTTATTGTAGCATCGGCAGCAATGTCAGCATCGTAATTGACAAAGTAAACAGCTTTTAAACCACCTACTGAATCTTTACAAGGCTCTAATCTACCTTTTGTAATATCACAAGACATATTATTTATATTTTAAGGGTTAAAAAAAAAGGGTAGGTAGGCTTTTACGGCTCACCCACCCTTTTAAATTTGTTATTTATAATTATGCAGGAGTGTAAAGAACAATATCAGAACCGATACCGTATTGTACACCAGCTGTAAACCTCATTATCACTCTTACGTTTTGTGACCCGTCTAAATCAGCCATATCTAAAACTTTCACTTCGTTGTGGTCAGCTAATAAACCTGTTCCAAAGTATAAGTTAGATTTTTCAGCAGCTACAATGTAGTTATCAGCTAATCCGTTTGCAACAAATATAGTTACACCATCAAAAGAAAGTGAACCATTGTTAAACCACTGAGTTCCCATTGCGTTTGTACCGTTAGCTCCTAAACCAGCAGCAGCAAATCCACCTAATGCTCTTACGTATGCTCTTGCTACGTTTTGAGAAACATATAAGTTAAGGTCTTCTTTTCCGTAAAGTGTAGATGGAATAGCATCAACAACTTTTCCAAGTTCGTCAATTACATTTGCAGCAGTAACAGTAGTTCCTACAACATCAATAACGTCAGCGTCAGCAGTCATTAAAGTAACTAATCCGTTGAATTCACCTGCGTTGGCTGTAACACCACCCCAAATATTTTGCTCTGTTTTTTGTGCAGTTTTAGCAGCAACGTGTGCCATTAAGAAATCTGCAAAAGAAGGAGGCAAAGAATCAAAAGATGAATATCCCATTTGAACTGCTTCCCAATCGTCTCTAAAGTCAGACTTACATAATTGTAAGTTTACTTGAAATTCTTCTGGTTGTAAAATTCTTTCTGTTAAAGTAATTTCAGAAGTTGGGTCAAAATCACAAGTTCCATCTTTTAAAATAGCATCAGTAGCTAATTTTTTGATAACTTGTTTGAATTTAACATTTGGTTTTACTTCAATTCCACCATTCTCAATAGTAGAAGCGCTTAATAAAGCCGCAGAAATGTATTTTCCTGCAAACTCACCAGCATAAGTAGTAGTAATAGATGTAGATGTCGCCATTTTAAAATGTATTAATTTTATTGATTAAATAGTTTTCCAAAGACAATGTCTTTAGTTGTTTTAGGTGATTTAGAGCCAAACTTTAAAAGTTCTTTTTTCTCTACGTTACCCTCTGGGTTGTGTTTTAATGGTTGTGTTTCTTCAGTAGAAAGTTCAACTTGTATTTCTTCAGATACTTCTTCAGTAGTTTCAGCAGACAATTCAACTTCTTCTTTAACCTCAACATTAGCAGCTTTTAATTCTGCAATTTCATTTCTTAGTTTCTCAATTTCTGAAAAGAACATTTCTTTTGTAATTGATTCAACTACTTTCTTTGGAGATGTAGTTTCAGCCTCTGCCTCAACTTCAACTTCAGCATCTGTAGCAGCTGCTTCTTCAGCAGGCGCTTCTTCAACGTCTTTGATTTCTCCAATAATACCATCTTCTGTAATGATTAGAACCTTCCCTTCTTCCAACATATATTCACCCATTGGAACAGGAATACGCTCATCTTCATTAACAATAAAGATTTCAGCACCAGCCTCAAAAACTTCCGCTTCCAAAATAGTACCGTTGTCCAAAGCCATTTGCTCAAGTTTCACTTCCAAACCGAGCAAGGTTTTGATTTTGTTAATTTGATTTTTTGCACTCATAAGGATTATTTAATATTAAAACATTATTTATTAAAAATTGTTATATTTTCAACCGTTTATTCTTGTCTTAGTTCTTGGCGCATTAGTGTTTGTTACAGTACTTTCTCCACCTTGAATTAAACTACCTACACCTTGATTTTGTAGGTCACCATTGCAACATTCTTTTTTATACTTTCCATCGTCACACAAACAACCTCTATTACCGCCTTTTGGACTTGTTCTACTTTTTGTTTTCTTAGCCATAAATATTGATTTTAAAAAATTAAGCATAACATTGCGTTTTCTGTATAAATAATATAATATCCTAAATTTGACAG